AAATTACGAGTTTAGAAAATTTAATTTTGATGGCACAGAAAAAATTGTTATTGCAACAGGAACATCAAATCCACAAATATTAAATGCATCTTTTAGCACAACTAATGTAAATGCAACTGGAACATCAAACTTTAAATTTGTAGAAATATTTAAAAACCATTTATTTTTTGCAGGACATAGTTCTAACGAGCAAGAAATAAGTTTTATGGGCCCATTTCAAACTAATGATTTTACTAGTGGGAATGGGGGCGGAACTATTAAAGTAGATACTGAAATAGTTGGACTTAAAGTTTTCCGTGAAAATTTATTTATATTTGGAAAAGATAAAATATTTAAATTATCCGGAACAGCTTTAGCAAACTTTGCGGTAGCACCTGTAACAAGAAATATTGGTTGCATAGATGGTGGTAGTATACAGGAGCTTGCAGGTGATGTTGTATTCTTAGCACCAGATGGTTTAAGAACAATTGCAGGTACAGCAAGAATTGGTGACGTAGAATTAGGAACAATATCAAAGCAAGTACAAAAACGTATTGATGATATTACAACTCATAATATTAATTCGTTAGTAATAAGAAGTAAATCACAATATAGATTATTTTTTCCTACGAGCACATCACAAGCAGAGCAGGCGGCACAAGGTTTAATAGCAGTAATAAAAACAAATCCTGCTACTGGACAATTAGGATTTGAGTATGCAGATATGAAACAAATAAAAGTATCAGCATGTGATTCAGATTTTATAAGTGGCACAGAAACAATTGTTCACGGTGGTTATGATGGTTTTGTTTATAAACAAGAAACAGGTAACGAACTTACAAGAGCAAGCACTACTGCTACGATAGATAGTTTTTACAGGTCTCCAGATTTGCATATGGGAGACCCGGGTATTAGAAAAAAAATGCAACGTGTTATATTTAACTATGACAATACAGGAAACGTATCTGCAACATTTAAATTAGTTTATGATTTTGCAGACCCAAATTCACCACAACCGAGTTCGTTTTCTTTAACAACTGGTGCAGGTGTTGCCCTTTATGATTTAGCGGCAACAACTTATGGAACAGCAGTTTATGATTCATCTGGTGCATCACTTGTTAGACAACCTGTAGAGGGCAGTGGCTTTACAGTAGCAGTAAGATTAGATGATACATCAACTAATCCACCGCTAGAATTAAAAGGTTACGAAATGGAATTTATACCGGGAGATAGAAGATAATGGGAGATACATATACAAGACAGAGTTCGGGTGATATTACTTCGGGTGCTACTATTGAAGCATCACATTTTAATAATGAATTCGACCAATTAGTATCAGCCTTTGCGGCATCATCTGGACACACACATGATGGCACCACAGGTGAAGGTGGCCCAGTAACAAAGTTATTAGGCAACACTTTAACGTTTGGTGCAGGCACTGCAGGAACAGATATAACAATTACATTTGATGGTGAAACATCAGATGGTGTTTTAAAGTGGATGGAAGATGAAGATTACTTTGAATTTTCAGATGACATACTTGTAGCTAGCACAGAAAAGTTACAATTTAGAGATACAGCAATATACATTAATTCATCTACGGATGGACAATTAGATTTAGTAGCAGACTCAGAAGTACAGATAGCGGCTACAACAATAGACATAAATGGTAATGTAGACGTATCTGGTACTTTAACAGTAGCAGGTGCAGTAGATTTTGGAGATGCGGCACTATCAAATGTTGGTGCTGTACAATTAGATAGTATTGCGGGTGACGGCGATACTAACACATCAATTACATTTAGTGGCTCTGATGTTATTACAGTAACAGCAGGCGGCGATGCACAATTTACTTTTAACAATGGTTCTATTGTTCCTTCAACAGACAATGACATAGACTTAGGTACAAGTTCTTTAGAATTTAAAGATGCGTTCTTTGATGGTACTGTAACAACTGATGCGTTAGTTGCAGATACTGCTGACATAGATGCAGGAACTATTGATGGCGTAACTCTTGGAACTAATAGTGCTATTACACAAGCTGTAATAGATGACGTAGATATTAATGGTAAAGTAATTACCATGACTGGTTCTTCTAGTGATACTGCAGTCTTTACTGCAGGAACTAACGGAACGTTGAGTATTGTAACTACTGACGATTCTGCGGCGGCGGCTAACATAACAATAACTGCAGACGGAACTTTTGAAGCTGATGGTACTACTATCACATTAGACTCGAGCGGTGATATAGTTTTAGATGCTGACGGAGCTAACGTAACATTTAAAGATGGTGGCACGTCAATATTAGATATAGCAAACAATTCTACTGATGTTGAATTTACTGTTAGCACCGCCGATAAAAACTTTAAGATAAAAGGAACTGATGGTTCTTCTGCGATTACTGCACTTGACATTGACATGGCTCTTGCAGGTAAAGCAACATTTAATGGCGATGTAGTTGTAGGTGGTGATTTAACTGTAACTGGTGATGACATTGTTATGGGAACCAACACAGCCGGTAATTTATTAGTAGCTGATGGTACAAACTTTAATTCAATTGCTGTAGGAGATTTATCTGCAATAACTTCTGTAGCGGCAGATGATGTATTGATAGCTGTAGACACATCTGGTGGCGGACTTAAAAAGATAACAAGAAGTGCATTAATATCTGGTCTTGCGGCAGGTACGATGTCTGATATTGTTGATGATACATCACCTCAATTAGGTGGTGACTTAGATGTAAATGGAAATGGATTAGTATCTACATCAAATGGTAACATTGCTTTAACACCAAATGGAAGTGGTGTTGTAAGAATAGATGGCTCTAATGGTATTGACATGCAATCTGGTGCAATATCAATTAAAAACTCTGGAGCACAATCTTATATTAGATTTTACTGTGAATCATCAAATGCACACTATGCTCAACTTCAAGCACCTGCACACTCAGATTTTTCGGGTAATACTACATTAACTTTACCTGCAACTACAGACACTTTAGTAGGAAGAGCAACAACAGATACATTAACAAATAAAACTTTAACTACACCTGTCATAGCAGAAATAG